CAATTTTTTAATTCAGTAATCATCCTGCTCCTTTATAATAAACTTTCTGGAGTAATTTCTGGTTTATTAGTACCTCTTTTTTTCTGAAGTTCCGAAGTAGTTACGGTAAACTTATTACTGCATAAAGTACCATCATCCATTGGTCTCATACACTCAAAGGTTAATTTATTATTAGCATCTGGATATAAATTCCATACATTTCCCAATAACATATTACACTTAGGGCAGTATATATAACTCATCTTAGATTCAAAATACTGTCTGGCACTGTCTTTCAAATTAGCTATGTAGGATACTACCGATGATTCTTTATCGGATTTCCTAATCTTTCTTGTGATGTTGAGGTCTTCTTGAAATCTTGACATGTCTCTTCTTAAGTCGGACATGACCTTACTTATTCTATCTACTACATTAATATTACCTGCAGATATATCGTCATTGGAGCGGATATTAAAAATGATTGTTTCGTAATCCTCTAACGCAATTATCGTCTGAATAAATGCTCTTAGAGTCTCTCTGTCATTAATCTTTAAATCTTCAATATCGTAATCCTTAGAAAATTCCTGTAGTTTTTTTTCAATCCTTTCCTCAAAATTAGATGATATTCCAACCTGCTGGCTGGCTTCAAAGAGTTTATCGAACTCCTCGTCTGTCATATCTCGGTATTGGTACAGATTTCTCATCTGAGTCTTGGATTGTTCTCTCTTTTGTTTAGCCATAATTACTTATTTTTCGCTCCTTTTTTCATATTTATATGAGGATTATACACCTTTTTTCTATTTTCTGTCACATATAATACGATATTTCCATATCCACCCAATTTTAAGAAGCAATCCTTGTGGAAGAATAAATTTACATAGGGAATATCTAAAGCATACATCTTATAGTCTAGGTTGGTTATGTAACTGCTACAGTGAAAACATAGTTTATTTGCCATAATTTAAACACCGATAGCCCCTATTTCTAGGGGCTACTCTCATTATTTAATGCTGTATTTCTTAATCTCAGATAAAAGAATTACCTGGAGCTTCTGTTTTAACTTATCTGTATCATTCATATGATTGGGCAATATATAATCGAAGTCATCGTAGTTATCTAGCTCCGTCTCAGATATATCATTATACTCTGAGGTTCCCCATAGTATTTCTCTTCCAGGAGCTTCTATCCGAATAGCAACTACTTTATAAAGTATTTCATTCTTTTTTACATAATCAATTTCATTTTTAAATCTCCAGTCGTCTATGAATATCGCATCGTATGGGAAACCAGCGTATTCATCCACACGATTAAATGTTTCACGTACCCATAAATCCTCATCGTACTCTCTTCCAGCATACCCTATTTTCTGTAAAAGTACTCTTCCTCTTTTATCCTTTTGACCTGACCATCCCATAAACCTAGCTGTATCTTTTACCCCCGTAGCTAGTGGAGATTTAAAGGTCTTTAGTTTAAATTCAGTATCACAAATATTCTGTAGATTATCCGAGCAGTATGATTTTCCAACTCCAGCTTTACCAGAGAACATGAAGCATAGAGTGTGACTAAGGCTGATTTTTTCTGGTGTTGTAATATTCATCTAAAATCCTTTCCAGTATTTTATGATTAAATAAATCCTTCATTACTAGAAACTTTAGTATGAAGTCCAAACCTGCTATATCAATTACTATGGAATCTTTGTTTGCCATAAAGATGCGTTTACCTCTCTGCTTTATAACTAAAGTTCTAAGATTGTCTATTTTAGTAACGGTCAGAGAGGATATTACATCGTTTTCCATTACTTCACCTTTTTATTCTTTTTCTTCTCTTCTACTGGAGCTTCTAGATTACCTTCTTCTATCAACGGCTCATCCTCTTCCTCTTTAGGAAAAAGACTATCTGATCCAGTTGCTAAAGTAGCATCTTGAAATTGTTTTAATGTGGATTCCATCGCAGTACCATAAGCATCCTGAAATGTTTTATTTGTACACATAGCAGATACTTTCTTCTCTTCCCACTCTAGACCTTCTACCAGTCTCTTTTCCACCATATCAACAATAACTTTCCAATCACCATTTTCATCTTTAGTTGCTACAGTGCCACTACTAAAAGCACGACCAACTACATTAAGTTTTGACATATATAAAATCTCCTTTTATTTGACTAGTAGCGCTAAGTAGGCTTCTGCTTCTTCCGGTGTTTCAAATACTGCAGTAGCATTTTCTTTTATGAACGCATGGTTATGAATGTTCCCCTCTTCCATTACAACTATAACATTCTTACCAAATGCCTTAGCCCATGCAATCTCTGTTACAGAACCAATTGATACCTGCTTAGACTTGTAAAGATTTGCATACACAATATCAACTATTTTCACCATCCACATATCTCTATGAGTTATGGCGTGGTCTGTAATTATCGGATTGTACTTAGTTCCAGTATTATTTTCTCCAGCCGACCTAAATTTTTCCATTGGATTGTCATTTCTGAACTGGTCTTTACCTGTCATGGGATTAAATACTGTATAACCCATCGCAGTAAACTTCTTTTTAGCTCCGTCCCAGTAATCCATAACCTCGCCTTTAGACATTCCACTAATCGGACCTGCTAAATATATCCTCATACTTCTCCTTTTATTTTGATAATCCTACTAACAAAGTCTTTCCTACGCTTTTAGGTAGTATTGATTTTCTTACTCTACCATAAGCACCGCACTTGCATCTAAACAATGGGAACTTACTTACCTGAGTATATGAATACTTATCGGGTATCATTTGAATATCAGAGCTTCCACAGTTAGGGCAAACTTCCTCATCAGATTCTACATACAAACCCAAGTTTGGGTGTCCCTTAATCCAAGGGCGTAACTTCAAATATACATCCTCAAGTGTATCAACATCTCCATTATTATATTTCTGCATGTAAGCAAGAGCTTCATCGTCTCCAGCCACACATCTTTTCCATAGTTCAAAGGTGGTTTCCATTTTCTCTTGAAAACCAAATATCTTAGCTAGACCGTTTAAGCTGTTATGTGTAAACCCAAACTGCTTTCTAGCTACCAACATTGTATCAATTGTTTGGTATGGGCTTGTTGGAGGTAATCCATGAACGATAAATCTTGTGTTCATGTTAGGAACATCAAAGCTATCACCGTTATGGGCAATGATAATATCTGCCTCATCAAGTAATTTCCAAAGACTTTTAACTATCCTACCATCATCCTCTTTTATAGCTTCCTTACCAGTTAACCTATCAGTTAAAATTTCATCCCCAAATAACCACTTAGCACTCCATGTAAGCATGAACCATTCTGATATAACTTGGTCAGCACCTACATTTGCTTTCCACACGCTCTTCTGAAATATGAAAGCCTGTAGAGGTGATGTTTCAATATCAAATAAAAGAACCTTTGGAAGTTTCTTTTCTTCTGTATCGCCACGCAAATATTTTATATAACATTTTGGATGTGACATTGCTGAATGTCTATGCTTACATCTAAATGTAAGTATACTTTCGTCTTTGCTCATTATTATTTTCTCCGTATTACTTCTTTCTCATAAGCTTATGCTTAAATTTACCGGCTATATGCTTTTTAATTTCAGATATTTGCTCATCAGATAACTTGTAACTTTCCTTCATACTGTCTAAAAATCCTTCATCAGTAAAATATCCTCCAAGAAAATATGAAATTCTATCACATAGTTGAATAAAAGTTATTGATATAGTTTTTCTACTTTTATCTATTAACACTTCTAAATCTTTAATTGGTCTACCATCAGAAACTAAGTCTAAGATATAAACATCAATGTCAGAAAGAAAACCTTCACTATGTAATTCTTTTATCTTACTTTCAATAATAAGAAGATTATTATACTCATCAGATTCTATGTCCTGAGTCGTCTTTATTGATACTTTATTCCTTAGTATATGCTGGACTATCCATCCCATGCTGAAACTCCTTTAGGCAATCTTCTCTATAGGAGCATTGAAAACATGCCTTTCTAAATACTCCGTTCCTAACAAAATTTTTATTTTTGATTGCCATAACTGCTTGTGGTATAATGTCATTAAATAGTGTTCTTGTAGCCGATTCATCATTGGTGTATCTAACTAAATTTCCAGTTGAAAGAGCCGCATAGTAAACACCGGATGGAACAATATTATATAATTTCTTATAAGCCCAATTATAAAGAATGAATTGAATACTTTTTGATATATTGACTTGAGGTTTTCTTGCAGTTTTCCAATCAAATACTTTCCCATTGGAAATTCTATCCATCTTCCCAACAACAAATATATCATTATGAATTTCTATTTTAAATCTGAATTCTACATCATCACCAACAGAAAGATATTTTTGAAAATGTTCGTGAAAATTATGTAAACACATTGAACCATAACTTAATGACTCGTTAGGTAATCTTTTTGCCATTTCGCCATAAAAATAACCCTGAGAAAATACTTCATTATCCCAATATGTTTCTATTGCACTATGAACAATTTCCCCAATAATCATTTCATTACTCGGAAGTGCTCTTTCTGGTTTGGATAATCTGTAGTATACTTTCCTATTGCATGAAATAAAATCTTCTAATAAAGAAGCTGAAATATATATTGACACCTATAAACCAGCCGTTCTTTGATTTGAACATAAAGTTCTCCAAACTTCAATCATGGTTTTATAGACATCCATTAAAGATTTCTTTCCCTCAAGTTTAGCTATAACCTCGGCTAGTTTTATTCTTAGTGGCATTATTTCCCCATTCAAACCTCTAAACTTATATGTATTATCTATATAATTTACGGCAGGTGGTTTTCCTCCCTGAAAATATTGTTCGTCTGTGGTAGCTGTTTTAAATGTGTGTGCTTCCCATTCTTTTATTTCATTGTCTAATGTGAGCTTTTCATACATCAATTGGGATATTTCCTGTGTCAGTTTAATAAGTTCATCAAAATCTGGGATACTTTTTAGTACATCTTCTGGGCTAGTTTTCATAATTTCTCCTTATTCTAAGGGTATTATACCACATATATTAGATTTTGTCAAGGGTTTATACCCACCCAATTTCTAGTTTTTCTTCTATGGATTTGTATATTTCACAGATTCTAAACATTAAGTCTATGTCTGATATGGTGATTGTGGTTTCTTTTCCAATTCGTGTTTCTGCTATTGCCCCAACAAAAGATATATAGGAATTATCCTGCTCATACACATGTAAAGGATTAATATCTAAATCTTCTTTCCATCCACTAAAGTCAAAGATGGTCAATATTATTTCAGAAATTGAATCCTCATCTATGTTTAAGATTTTCGACATGCTCGAATTTGATGACCCAGATACGCACATTAATAGAATCTCGTTTGATGCCATAAGGTCAACGAGTTCCGGTACTATCCCAAAACTTTCCATGTAGAACTGTCTAACTACTTCCCATCTCTTTTCGTTCATTTTTAAGCACCTCTTCATGTAGCTCTGTTACTTTATTTATTATTTCACAGAAGGTATCTAAGTCCATAGCTACAAACACCTTTATGCCCTCTCTTGCTCCTGAAAACTTACCCATCATTAAAGGAATTGAATTAGAGTTTGACGAGTCTTCTATTATCTTATCAAGCCATTCCTTCTTTAATGTAAGTTGAGTAGCCCCTCCGTACCCCACTTTTGCCTCTATCCTAAACTTTTTTTCAAACGATTCTATAGTACCAACAACATCACCCTGTAGGTCTGGTTCGTGGAGAGCAGTACCAATAGCCCCGCTTAGGGGTATCCTCTTCCACGAACTTTTCCTAATGTTGTTATTTAAGATTTCCGCTATTAATCTTTCAAATGAACTTCCTTTTTGTTTACCTTTTAGCAATGTTAATCTCCTATTTGTTTTCTATTCTATTAGACTCAGGGTCAAACTTTAAAGTCACCGTTCCTACCGGCCCATTTCTTGCCTTTAGAATTAGAAACTCCATAGAATTTTTATACTTGGTTTCTTTATTATAATACTCATCTCTATATAAACCAATTACAAAATCAGCGTCTTCTTCTAAGTTTCCTGATTGTCTAAGGTCTGACATTACTGGACGTTTATTCTCTCTAGCCTCAACACCACGATTTAGCTGTGATACGCCTACTACGCATATCTTCTGATCATTTGCTATTAACTTGCACATTCTTGAAATTTGACCAAGTTCCGCTGTTTGATTATCTCCACGTTCAGCAAGAAGCTGTAAGTAATCTATATAAACAACTTCGATACCCTTAGTGGCTCTGAATTTATAGATGGTTGATTCCATATAATGAATATCAGAATTAAACTTTGTATCAATGTAGATTGGGTACTCCCTAATTCTTCTCATCGAAGCACCTATCATTTCTATCTGTGGTTTATCTAGTATTCCTAATCTTATGTTCTGAATAGAAACGCCTGATTCTATAGCAACTAATCTTTCAACTAGAGATTGATAATTCATTTCCTTTTCAAAGAAAAGAATTGGAACTCCTGCTCTTCCATCCGCTATAATTGAATTACAAAGTAACGCTGTTTTACCACTACCGGGTCTACCACCTATTACCCACCAGTCTCCCTGTGACTTTCCTCCAGTGGTAACATTAACATCTTTTAATCCCCAAGAGTGACCACGTACACCAGGATTTCCTGTTCTAGCTACAATATCATCAAAGGATTTCTTAATCCCATCCCCAATGTGAACCGTAGCACCTCCACCAGATGTCTCAGTTAAGTCATCTAATGTCTTTCTAAAATCTCTAATTGAGTCTTCTACATTATCTAGTGTTAGATTATTAGCCTTTACTTTAGCGGCTGATTCGGCAAAGACTCTTCCTTTATATGATAGTATTAATTGATTACAATACTCTTTTAGATTGTCTTTATTCCATTCCTGTGCTACAATCCAGTCTAGATATTTTTTATCCCCGACTTTAGATAAGTTACCTGAGCTTTCTAAAGAGCTAGACACCATTTGTAAATCTGGAACTAACTGCTTATCGTTTAATAACTCTATTTCCTGGTATATAAGTTGATTTGGTACAGAGGACATCATAAAAAATCGAACATCTGTTCCATAATACAAATCAGGGTATTTTAATAGAGTAGATAATACCGCAATCTCATGGTCCGTAGAAAATAGTTTATCTGCCATTTACTTATCCTCCTTTGGACCTTCTAGATATTTGTTAGCCTTTTCAGGGTCAATCTTTTTTACCTTAGCTATATCTTTTTCCATGTCAGATATTCTTTTTTCTAGGCTAAACATAGAAGTCATAGCCATATTAGATTCAAGTGTTTTTTCTAGCTTGTTCTTACATATTGTAAATAATAATCCGTATGGAAATTCGGTTGGGGTATCTATACGAGATGCGTCTATTATAGAAAAGAATACTGATGTTTTCCCAAATAGTTTTACTAGTTGATTAAATCTTATAATCTCTGAACGTCCTACATCAAGTCCCATCACAACTCCGTAGAATTGTGCTAAAACTACTCCTGCATTTGGAGCTGTATTTAATCTAGAGAAATATAATTCTGATAAATTTTCAGGCAATTCTGTCATTTACTTCTCCTTTAGGGGGTTTAAATCAACTCCTGCATCATTTAAAACCTGATGAATTCCCACCTCAATGCCCATTATTTGATTATGTTTTAAATCTAATTCTAGGTGATAGTTAAGTGCTTCTATTATTTCGTGGATAAGAGTACTATTAAACAAATCAGATTCAATATCATTAGCAACCGAAATGGTTTTATCCTTAAAGCTACAAAAACCTACGTTACCAATGCTTTGTTCATATGTCTTAGAAAAATCTAAGTTGTACTCATATCCCAGTATATTTATTTTTTTCATGGGTAGGGGGCTACTATTAAGTAGCCCCCAATCTCCTTACTTATTTTTAAATAAAGCTTCAACTTCACTATTAACTGAGTCCATTAATTCTTTAGGAAGAACTGTGGCTCCGGCTTCTGATGCTTTTTGTCTAGCACGTCTAGCGGAGAATATATCCTTTAAAGATACTCCTCTTTGTAAATCAACTAGTTCGGTAGCCGTTAGTTTAACAGTTACTGAATCTAAATCATATAAATCTTTTTCATCTTTTACAACTGGTTTCTCAGATGTTTGGCCGGCTATAGGAGTAATGATTTTATTTTTACCTGAACCTGATATAACAAAGGTTAAATCATATCCAGTAAGACCTACACGCTCTCCTTTACTATCCAAGATTGCGTTATTAATCGCGTCTAATTGGTCAAATAAGGTTACTCCTCTGGAAAGAACTTTGATCTTCATAGAGGGTGTTGATTCTCCAGTAACAATCTCACCACACTTACTACATGCGGTTGGTCCTTGATTTGATGGGGCGTGCGATTCTGCACCACATTTAGAACATGTTCTAACTAATGTCTTATCTAGTACATTGACTAGATTTACTGTTCTACGTGGAGACCATTTAGCCTCGTCTTTATAGGTATCGGGAAACTGCATCATAATCATTTTATTATTAGCACATACTGGGCAATCCTCTCCAATACACTGAACAGTAGCTCTGTTAATATAGTGGGTCTGAATTGCTAAATAACCGTCTGTAAGAATTCTTACAGTTGATGTGGAATTCATATCTAAAAATAATGTTTTCTTAAATTCGGATGTGAAAGCCTGTTTTTCTCTTGTTGTTCCAAATGATGTTAGCGGCATTTTATTTTTCTCCTTTTTGTGAATTCATTGATTTTAGAAGATTTTCAAACGTTATACGTCTTTCCTCTTCTAGGAATTCATTAGCTGATTCTATTGCTTCTAGGCTAGTTAACTTAGGCTCTGAGGCTCTTAACTTAGCGTACTGCATATATGTCCATTCTGTATCTATAAGTTGAAGGTATCTTAGTAACCTCATTGCCTCTGGGTTAGATGCGACTATTTCAGGTATTTCTGTTATTGTGTCTGATACTCTTAGTGGCTCAAACTGAACCAACTGCCATGTTCTTTCTAATGTAATTGATTTATTCATCCTTTTTCTCCTCGTCTTCATCCTCTAGTTGCGCCTCTATAGCGTCTACATCAATAGATGTATACTTATTAAGTACATTATACACCCCTTCTTTGATTTTGTCAAGGGTCTCAGGGTTCTTCTCTAGGTAAGCTCCAGCAGCTATTTTACCTTGACCAAGAGTAATGTCATCAAATCTATAGTAAGAACCTTTCTTCTTAATCACCCCAATCATAGAACAGAAATCCACAGCATCCGAATATATATCTATTCCCTTTCCAAATATAATTGGAATAGTATAACTTCTAAATGGTGCAGATAACTTGTTCTTCTTTATAACAAATTTAGTGGTAATTCCGACTATCTCATTACCAACTTTCAGGTCTTGAGCCTTTCCCAAGGAAATTCTTAGGCTAGCGAAGTGCTTTAATGCATGACCACCAGGAGTTGTGAACGATGGCATGTATGCCCCAATCTTATCTCTAACTTGATTTAAAAGGATAAGAGCTACATTATTTTTATCAATACTATCCACGTTTCTACGTAAGAATTTTGTAAGCATTCTAGCTACTAGTCCTACGTTAGCGTCTGCAAACTCATCATCCTTTTCTTTAAATGGAGCAAGAGCGCCAATAGAGTCTAGTATTACTACAGCAAATTCTTTTGAGTTAATTCCAGATTCCATCATAATAAAAGCATCTTCAGCAGTATCTGGATTTAAGATTACAAACTTATTCTTATCAAACTCCTCACCTATCATGTCCTTTAGTAAGGTGTAGTCTAACATATGTTCTGCATCTACATAGAGGACTTTTAATTCCATCTTCAAAGCTTCTTTAACTACTGATAAACATAAGGTTGTTTTACCACCGCCCTCGCTTCCATATATTTCTGTAATTTTTCCTCTTGGAATACCTCCTACTCCTATTGATACATCTAAAGATAGGCTACCTGTAGATATAACGTCTATCCTATCTGTATCTTTCTTTAGTACAATATCACCAAACTGCTCTATAATCCCGTCAATAAAATCTGAATTCACTCGACCTCCTTTAATACGTACATCTTAAAACCTGACGCCTCTACTAAACTTCCATATCTTTTGTTTAATGTTTCTGACAATCCTTTTACACCTTCTTTCGATAATGTTGTTAAGTATAGTAAATCCATAGCGGCTGACTCTGTAGAGTCTGTGTCTATGGCATAACCTGAAATTACTTTTAGTTTACATATTCTTTTAATGTATTTTATGTCTATATTATCTTCTGACATAGAAGAGCATCCAGCTAGGTGTAGTATTTTTCGAGTGAGGGATGCTTTATTTCTTTTTATGATAGATGGTATACTTGTAATGAATTGACTTTTATATCCAGAAGTTACATTTCCATCTTTCATGTGTGACGCTATATAAAATAGGTCGTACTTACTTTCTCTAAACATTGTGAATAAGTGGTCTAATTCCTCCGGAGTGTTAAATGTAAAGTACGATATTATGTCACCAGTTTCATTTGAAACTAGTTTCATTAAAGCCTCATAAGAGACTCTAGTTGATGATACGTTACTGTCCCAAAGAGTCTCCGCACAAAATATTTTCATACATACTTATCTCCTATGATTCTTTAGTCCATCTTTTGCTAATTTTAGCGTCTGTAATGGCAGGTATTTTTCCGAGTAGCGGTTGAAAAGCTGTAACCATTTCATATCTCATAAAATCTTCTGCCTCCTTTAGGATGGAATCCTCTACCTCAGCTACAACTTCATCATGCACTTGTAATAGTAAAGAAAATTTGTTACCGAATGGGTTATTATTTTCCATATTTATTATTGATAGCTTTGTTACGTCTGCTCCACCTCCCTGAATAACCATATTGAAGCCTTCCCTTTTCATCTGAGATGTAATCTTTTCTATTTCATATGGTGTTCCAAATGAGGGTATTGGTTTGAAGTAACGCTTTCTACCCATAGGAGTAATTGAGTATCCTAGTTCCATAATCTTAGATTCTATTTTTGTTTTTAGTGCAAACAGTCTTGGATAACCTGCCCAGTATTCGTCTAATAGGTCTTGGGATTCTTCTAGAGATATCTTAAAGTTTCTCTTTAATCCCCAAATTGTAGTACCATAAATAATAGCGAAGTTCATTGTCTTACCAAATTTACGCTCATCTTTGGTTATATCGTGAAAATCTTTTTTAAATTTTAGAGCCGCAGTAGCTATATGCATATCAGCCCCTCTAAGATAAGCGTCTAAAATTACAGGTTCACCACTCAATGCTCCCGCTAATCTATACTCTTGTTGGCTATAGTCCATCGCTATAAAGCTATATCCCGGTCTAGATATAAATCCCTCTCTAAATCCATTATCAATTGGTATATTCTGAAGGTTTGGATTCTTAGATGAAAATCTTCCGGTCTGTGTCCCAACCTGGAAATACTCCGTATGAATCTTACCAGTTACTGGATTTATAAGGTCAATGATGTTCTGACCGTAGGTACTTAATCTTTTTTCGTAGTCTCTGTATTCTAATATTACATCTATAATATCATTTTGTGGTAGTTTATTCAGTGTTTTTTCATTTGTATCTGGAGTATCTATTCCACATAGATGTAAAGCTGTTAGTAATTGTTTATGTGAACCTATATTAAAGTTTTCATTAATCCAAATCATTGATACTGATGGGTCTACTATAGACTCTAATATCTTTTGAAGCTTCTTTGCTTTAACTGGTATTGCTAGGGCTCTAGCGAATTGGTAGGCGTTTCCATATGATGCCACTGGAACTGAATTAAATATTAAGTCCTTCATGACTTTAGATAGTCTAACTATATTGCTTTCTGAGTCTTTAATTAATCCATTCCAATGCTCAACATCTAATAGTATACCCTGTAATTCCATTTTAGCTACTGCTGGAACTAGGTTCATTTCTAATTCTATAGTAGGTAATAATCCCTCTTTTGTAGCTAATTCTATTTGGCTGTTATATATTTTGTCTAAGTATAAAATGTCTGTTCCGGCATAGGTTATCTGTTGATCTGTAAATGTTGAATTCCAATCCATATCAATGAATTCTAGGCGTGTATCTTTAACTAATTCTTCACCGCAATATTTACTTACCAACTTAGCTAGTGATGATAATTTATCACCAACTCCCGCAGTTAGTACAGATTCTACAATCATGGTATCGTGTAAGTTTCTTAGTAGAATACCTGTATCTGTATGTAATATTTTTATATCGAATTTTATATTATGACCAATACACTTTATATTATTTTCTTTAATGATATCTAATAATTTAGTAAAGAATAATTTACCTAAATTTCCCC